CAGGACAACTTGTTATTCAATGGGGTGGTCATGCTATTAGTAATAAACTAAATCAAGTATTAAAAACAAATGATAAAGATTATATCGTCTACCAAGATACCGATAGTGCTTATGTCAATATAGACCCGTTAATGCAAATGTATATATCAAGAAATCCAGATTCATCTATGGAACAGAGAGTTAATAAAGCTGATGAACTTCATAATAAATTAATTCAGCCTGCTATTGATAATGCATACCAAGATCTCCACAAATATATGAATTCATTAGAACATTTAATGTTCATGGACCGTGAAATCATTGCAAGTTCAGCGTTTTGGACCGCTAAGAAAAAATATGCAGCTGTTGTGTGGGATTCTGAAGGCGATAGAGTATACGATGATACTGGCCATCTAACATATAAACTAAAAGTAATGGGATTAGAAACTCAGAAATCTAGTACACCGCCTTTTGCTCAAAAAGCTTTGAAAAAAGCAATTGAAATTATGTTAACTAAAGATGAATCTGATCTTCAAAAATATGTTAAGAAAGTTAAAGAAGAATACAGATCCCAACCATTAGATCAAATTACTCAAATTTCATCTGTAAATGGATTTGATAAGTATATTGATACTAATTTATGGGTTACATTAAAAGGTGCAGGTCAAAATCATAAGGCTGCTGCTGCGTATAATAAACTGCAACAATATCATAAAGATTTAGAACCAATTAAATCAGGTGACAAAATTTATATGCTAAGATTAACTATGCCTAATACAGTTGGCGAAGTATTTGGGTGGCCAACAGGAACTAAGCCTCCAAAAGAATTTAATTTAGATCTTGCGAATATGATGGATTTGAACACAATGATTGAAAAAGGATTTGATGCACCACTTAAATTAATGGCTGAAGCAATTGGATGGCAACATGAGAAAAAAGCTTCTTTAAGTTCATTATTTGAAATTTAAAGTTAATTATTATAGTAAAGATATAAAATAGATTCGTACTTAACAGGAGGACTTATGTTTATTTTTGTAAAAGAAAATATTTTAGTGGAATTTAAGAAAGATGATAAAATTTTCTTTGTTGCTAAAGTTGAATCAGGGCATCCATATATAAAAGATGTTATTTTAACAACTCATTATTTTGTTGAAGAACATAAAAATGGTACTATTTTAACCGCTGTTTCCGGAACATATGAAGAGTGTTATGATCTTTTGAAGGAAAGAGTATAAAATAAAGGAGGCATTGCCTCCTTTTTAGATTTTGATTTGCTCTATAGATTTAATTTGAATTCTAAGTTGTTTTGTAGAACTCTACTAGATTTTTGCATATACTGTAGATTTATCTTGTGATAAAACAAATTCAACAGTAAATAGTTTTTCTGGTGAAGTATATAAAACACCGTACTCAGTGCTTAATACTTGATCTTTATCTGTTAAAACAAGAACTTCCATCAACTGCTTATATGTTTGCTCTGCTGTATTAATAATCTCTTCTCCAGAAATTAATAATTTTAATGCTGTGTAGTCTTTTGTTTTAAAGATTTCTTTTTGAAGAATTTGTTGTCTCGATAAATCAATAACATCATCAATTGGGACATAATGATTACCGTATAATGGGGTAACCAAAGCTTTCCAACCACGAACATTTAATTGTGAATCATCTGTACACACAAATTGAATTTCACAAAAATCTTGATTATATTTTTGTACTTGCTTGCCATCAATATTACCACCAGAATTTGCATCAACCTATAAAGTAAAGTTTTTCCATGAACCATCGAAATTCTAAATTCTAACTCTTTCACCTGCTTTACAATTTGTTGGTAATCTAATTGTTAACGGACCGTCTGATGTGCTGATATCATGCATCTAACCGATTTCTATTTCTGTGGTATATTCTGATCTAGGGAGTTTTTGATAATATCCAGTACCATGAATAATCATTAAATTTTGGCCATCGTTACCTTTTAGTAATCGTCTGTCACCAAATACACTGTATAAATCCTAGAAAACTTCATTAATTTTTACGCCACCATTAAAAATGATATCACCGGTCTAAGCGTTACCAATTTCTCCGACGTCAATTAATCTTTTCTTATTCTGAAATTTCATTAAAGTTAACCTTTGTTTTAGTAATAATTTGCAAATTATTTTATATTATTTAAGAACAATTATAAAAGAGGGATTATATGAAAAAGTTATTATTTGCTTTATTAGTTTCGATGAGCGTAAATGCTGGTGTCTTTTCTAATGATGATCAATATAATTATTATGTATTATGCAAAGACCAAAATAAAGAACTTATTTTACAAGCAAGAAATAAAGAAGACCAAACAATTAAGTATGATTATCATTCAACTGAGTTTGGTTTTAACGAATATTATTCTGGCGAATTTATAGAAATAATTAATATGAAATGTGTTACAATTATTACAAATAAGAAATATAAAACCAATAAATTAAGTGATTTCTTCACTACTTTAGAAGAGGTGAAAGGTGAGTAAATTTTATTCAAATGTATATTCTCGAGGAGAATATCTATATCATAGATATTTTGAAAATGGTCAAGATAAAATTGAAAAAATTCAAATGCAGCCATGGTATTTTTTGAATTGTAATCATGAAACAGGATATCAAGATATTTATGGGAATAACGTTCAACGCTTTGATTTTAATTCTGTTAAAGAATATAGAGATAATCGTCGGTTGATGATAGACGCAAATCAAGAAGTACTTGGGCAAGAAAATCTTGAATTATTATATTTAGCTGATTTATACCCAGGCCCAGTTAGTTTTGATGCAAGTAAGTTAAGAATTGCATCTATCGATATTGAAACAGTTTCAAAAAATGGTTTCCCATATCCAAATGAAGCAAAAGAAGAAATTGATGCTATTTCTCACATTGATTCAATTACAGGTGATATCTGGCTTTTTTCAACTAGAAAATGGGACAGAAATAAAAGTACTTTATCTAAAGAAATTTTAAAGCGAGCTAAATATAAGTATTTTAATTCAGAACAAGAAATGTTATTAGATTACTTAACATATTGGAAATCTAATTATCCTCATATTGTAACAGGCTGGAATATTGACAATTATGATATCCAGTACATGGTGAATAGATATAATAAATTATTTGGAGAAAAAGTCACATCTAATTTTAGCCCATTTGGATTTATTGGTTCAAGAATTGCAGAAGGCTCTAGTGCAGATGATGAATTCCCAGAAAAAACTTATTCATTTGCTGGTATTGCTATTTTAGATTATCTTGCTTTATATAAAAAATTCAGAATCACTGCAAGATCATCATATAAATTAGATTTTATTGCTGAATTAGAACTTGGCGAAAATAAACTTGAATACGATGGTCCTTTATGGAAACTTGCGGAAGAAGATCCTCAACGTTATTGTGATTATAACATTCAAGATACTTTGTTAATCGAAAAACTTGATAATAAATTAAAATTTTTATTATTGGCGGTAAGTCTATCATATTACTCACATATTAATTTTGAAAAAGTATTATCACCTGTAACAACATGGGATGGGATTATTTTTAATTCTCTTTTAAACCAAAATAAAATTGTTCCGATGAAAAGATCTCACCCTAAAGAAACTTATGTTGGTGCCTATGTAAAAGAACCTAAAATTGGAATGAGATACGGATGGATTGTATCAGATGACCTCACAAGCTTATATCCCTCAATTGTAAGACAATGGAATATTAGCCCAGAAACAATCGCAGGAAGAACAGATTATCATTCTGTTGAAAAATATTTGAATAAAGAAGTAAAAACTTCAACAGAATATGCTCAAGCAGCAAATGGTATGCTATATCGAAAAGATAAACGTGGTATTATTCCAATTGAAATTGAAAAAGTTTTCTTCCAACGTAAACATCATAAAAATAATGAATTCTTTGCGAAGAAAGTAAATGAATTAATTGAATTATCAATTAAATTATATGATAAACTTCCGGATGATGTAGATTTATATTGTTTTGAATATGTTGAATTATCTGAACAAGAAATTCAATCTAAAATTTCTGATATGTCAAAAGAAGATATGAGTAATGCATATAAATTAATTGAAAAGGATTTTGGAATATTAAATAAATTTATCTAAATAGAATAAAGAGGTAAAATATGAAATCCTTACAAGAATTAATGAATGAATCTTTAATCACCGAAAAAAATATTACACTTGATGCTGATGTAATTTTTGACGGTGGTGCTAAAGAACAAAAAGAAACTGAAAAGAAATTTGGTATTAAATTTAAATTTAAACGCGGTCATGAATGTGATATCACTGGCCCTAAAGATAAAGTTAAAAAATATATTTTATCACCAGATGGTTATAACATGGATAAGTTAGATGCTGAAGACATGTTCCCGGAATTATTTGAATAATAAGATATGCCAAGTTATAGATAGTTAATTACATCTAAATTTAGAACTCAAAACTTAGTAAACTTTATGAACAAGGTGGGTGATTCTGCTGATAAAAATTCCATTTATTTGTAGTTTGGTAAAGAATCATCTTGGTCAGAACGCGAAACTGAATAGGATTTTAGCCCACCAATGCCTCTAGATAACACTGCTGGTATAGTAGACGTATGGAATAACATGGTTGGTATTATAAAGATACCAGAGGCTTATTTTGATGCTGTAATTCCAAGAAAGGATTGGGGCGATTAGAGATATGCAACCTCAAAAACATTCTACATTAATGATATTATTGCAGTGAATACTGGTATTTTTAACCAGATTGCTCCAGGCGAAGGTATTAAAGTTTATAGATGTGTTGATGTTCCGAGTGAAGGTGAATGCTCTATTGATATCGCAACAGATAAAATCACATGCTAGAAATTTGGCGGTAAATGGACGCCAAAATACGAATCTATTTATGCGCCTAGAGGAACTGGCGATGCGATTGATATGGAAGATGGATATAAATGGGAATATTTGTATTCAATTCCAGTTGATGTTGTTGTGAATAGAGTAACAAATGAATACCTAGTTGTTCCTATGCCAGATGAACTTTAGAAAAACCCAGAAAAATGGGGATATAAAAATGTATTAAGCTGGGACTAGGATAATCAATTAGTATTCAGAACAAAATGTAATACATTAAGATTTAAAGCATATATGGATTCTATTTATTTTCCTGAAACAACTTTACCGGGAAATACTGGGTTTAGACAATTAGGGTTAATTATGAACCCAGAATTAAAAAATTCCACTTAGAAAAGTAAAATTAAAGCTACTGGGAATTCTCACCGTAAAGATGATTTACTTCAACATTCTGGAGAATTGCTTTATATCGAAAATAGAACACCTATCATCAGATAGATGGACCAAACTGAAGAAGTTTAGATTTTCTTTAAATTTTAATAAAGAGTAAATGTTCCCTCTTATAGGAATCCGCAGAGTGCTGCTTCGGCCAGCTGATAACAAGCAAGTAGAAGTATCTAGGCAGCGGCTAGAAAAACAAAAGGCAGGAAATCCTGCCTTTATTATTAATATCCAAAATTATAATCTTGATATTTTTCATTTAATTTTTGAATGAAATAATCATTTAAAGAATATAATTTCTGTTCTTTTTTCGCTATATGTTCTCTGATAATACTATCTTTACTGATATCATCATTCTAATATTCTGCTTTATAGTCATCAAATACCAATTCTTTAATACTTATTCTTTCGTCTGGAATTTTATCACAATTATAACTTAAAGAGCAATGAACAATAAATTCTTTGTGTTTCCATTTTGCTCCTCTGAGTTTTAATTGATTAAAAATCTCAGTTGCTTCTTTACATTCTAATTCAAGAACTAAAGTATTACCAAAAAGTCTAAATGATTTAAATTTAGCTTTTACTGGCAACTATACACCAAGATCTGAAGCTTCTCTTGCGATTAATTTTTCTAATGTTTCTTCTGTTCCAGGAGTATATAAACAAGTAATATGAAATTCTTTCTAAATATCTTTTAGATTTAATTTCTTGCACAAATTTAATAAATATTCATCGGTTTCTTTTGATGCAATTAATCTTCCATATGCTATTTTCATATCTTAATTATAATTCGTTTGAACTTTAGTATTAATATTTGTAAATGCTTCATAAGAACCTAGACCACCGTATGAATTTCCCCTATGGGTTTTCATACCATTCTAATTTATTGTTAATGATCTTACAGTTATCCCATTTAAATTTAGTGGGGTTAATCTTTGATCATCATACCAATTAATCATGTGTTTATTGCCCCATCTGTTAAAATTAATTATTAAATCTGTATACTGGTCAGAGTTATTTAAAATAAAATTTCTTACTTTATTAGGGTCTACATGGATAGACCGAAAATATTCAGAAACGTTATCATTATACTTATCTAAAGAAATAGTAACGGTTTTTCTTCTTATAGACTATAACCAAAACTATGGGTAAATGTTAAATTGCTCTCTTACTCTATTCGCTATGCTGCCTGTACCGAGTCTCTATGCCAACCCTGGAAATTTTAAATTTTCAGTAACATTTGTTTCCATTAATAATCCTCATCTAAAAATTCAATATCATTACCAGTTTGTCCATTAACTGGACTGGTATCAATATCAATCTTCTAAAAACTTTTCTTAATTAATTTATCTTCTTTTAATTGATCTTTATATATATCAGTAGATTTTTCTAGTTGTTCTGATAATCCAAATAACGATTCTAAATCATCGGATTCAAATTTAGTTAATTCATTTAAATCTAAATTATACATATCAGAACTGATTTCTGTATTTTGTAATTTAGGATCTATTTTCTCATGGGAGTAAATGAATTTTTGAGCTTGAATCTTCTAAATCTATAAAACACCATTTTGATAAAACTAATCCCTAGGAGTACACCAAGTAATTTCAAATAATGCTTTGTCCATCGGGAAATATAATAAATCACCTTCTTTAGGAAATGTCCCAGTTTGCTGATTAAACAAATTAGGATTTATTTGTAATGTAATTTCATCGTTAACAGACATCCCAAATTTCTAGAAAAATTCATTTTGGCCCTAATAACCATCAAAAGATTCTAAATATGCAACAAACTTTTTAGCATTATTAAATTCATTCTATGGATCTTCACCGTATAATAAATCTAAATTCGCTTGATCTCTTTCTAAATAAACCAATTCAATCCCTCTAGACTGAATTGATTCTTGAACCAAAATATCTTGTAAAGTTTGCTGCCCATCGTGATTGTGATTATTAAAATAGGGATTTAAAAAGTAATCTTTATTAGTGCTCTAAATATAATCTTTTTGATTTTCTAATTTTGCAAACATAAATCACCTATTATCCATATAAAATCATATCAGGTATAGTTAATTGATATAATTCCTCACGAAGATTTTGAATTTCCTCTTTTGCTTCTTGAATTAATCTATTACCATCAATTTGAACACCACCCGGTAAACTCATACCTTGATGTTTTGATAATATTTGACCCCATACTTCTTTTGTTAAAGCGGTGGAATAATCTTTAAGCCATCTGTTATCAAAAGCGGATTGATCGTTTGTATTCTAGTATAAGTTAGTCACAATTTCACCAGAACCTACTCTTGCGTATAATTGCGGATTTTCGTATCTTGTTTGCCCGTATACCTATTCCTGTTTCTCACCAGCATAAATGACATTACCTGCTCTATAGTAATTATCAGAAAAATCTAAATCATTATCAAATGACTTAGTATAAGCTTCTATCACTAACAAATCGCCTTCCTAGAAATTTTTATACACTTGGAGCTGGTTGTTTTGTGTATTGTAAAAAAATTCTGGTAATGGATTTAATACATCTTGCATTAAATTTAAGCCAGACATCATAGAACTATAATAAGATAAATTACCACCCATTCCAGATAAAGTCTACGCAGAATAACATTGACCCTAGTTCATATTATTCCCCATAATGCTCTGTACGAAATCGGAAACCCATGTATACATAGTACCACCACCCATTCCTAAAAATGCGCCAGAACTCGTTCTAATGATTCTAGTAACGGCAAAAATCTAAGGTTGCATTTCAAATAAACCTGTTTTAGCTTGAGCTTCTGAAACCTTGATAATATAATAGTTTTTGTTTAAACCCTAGTAATGATATTCGCCATAAAGTTCTAATGCTCTGTAAATACAATCATAAATTTGTTCTTCGGTGATTTCGATATTAATAACAGGAGCACCTAAACGACGTAAAATAAGATCTTTTAATTGTCTTGGGTTACTAATTATCGTGTTCATGCTTCAACACCTTCTTTTAATTCAATGTATTCAATATTAGTTTCTGAAATACCAGATTCTTCAACTTTAATTGGAAGAATAATAATATCAGTAGCAGACTAAAGATTGCTTAAATCTAAAAATAATTTTTTAGATGCTTGATCGTACTACACGATAAAATTCTTATGATCTTGATAAGTTCTAACAATAAATGAATTACCTTTATTTGCAATATAATCTGGTAATGTTATCTAAAGTCTTTTATATTTTTTAGCTTCATCTGGGATTCTAAATTTATAATAAGACACTTTACCAAGTTTAGCTTCATTTAATAATCTGTAAAAGCCAGTTTCTTGACCCGGAACATTCTAACCAATAATCAAATTAATATTTTGAATGTTTTCCGAGAATTCACTTTTTAATGTCTGGATCTGAGTTAATTGACCAACAATAGAATTTTCAACTGTAGGAGAACCGATTGTTCCAACAACAGTTTCTAAAGTCTATAAAATCTAATTGGTAATTAATTCCTATGAACCGATTAATGTTTTTAATTTATTGAGATCAGATTTATTAGTATCAGCTTTATCAGTTGTTGATGTTAATTGTTCTTCTAACTCTGTTGATTTTGTTTTATTTTCTAATGATCTAGCTTTCGCTTCTTTAGCATCTGTTTGAATATCAACTAAAAAACTCTATAACTATTGGTTTTCTAATAAATCTAAAACATCAAATTTTTGTTCAAACTGATTTATTTTATTTTCATGAGCGGTCATTCTTTCGTTGATTTCTTTTGAAATACTAAATGACTGTTCTGATTTAATTTTTAAAGGCTAAATTCTA